AAGCAGTTTCATTAACTTTTCGATCGTTAATGTACTTTGTCTCTATGTCAGATGCTTGTTTGACTGCTTTGGCTTTATCAACTGCAGCTAAATCTATGTAAGCTTTAGTAGACTCATATTTTTTTCTTTCTTGTGCAGCATGATCCTGAAGTTTAGCCTCACTGGTCATTCCAGCTGTCTGCTCACTATTTAAATATAGTGCACTAACTTTAGCTAAATTTAATGCATTTGCTTCTTGAGCTCCCTTTTTAAATTGTCCTAGTGCAGGGATAGCTTGTTTTAATAATACTGCGGCTATTCCGGCTAAAACAGCTGTTAATCCTGTAGGGCTGGCTGCCAACAACTTAACTATTGGTTCTAGCACAAGGTTTACCGTTCTTAAACCAGAGAAAACCACATTATCAAGAGCAGCACTTAATTTAGAGAAAGAGTTAGAGTCTATGTCAATGTCATTGAATTTTCTAGTGCCTTCAGTTAGTACAGCATTTGTAAATGCCAGTTGTTTTTCATACTGTGTTAAACTATCTACACTTTTTCCAACTGAACGTGCATACGCTTGCTGAGAGGGTATCACTCTTGCCATTATGCCTAATTCGTCCAATAGTTCTGGTTGAACTTTTACAATACCCTTTGTAAGACGATCCATAGAATCTGTCATGTCTCTTCCAAGAGCTAATGATGCTTTCTTTGCAATCTCAGTCATCTTTAGTATCTGGCTAGAGGTCATTCCACTAGAAGCTGCCAAGGCTGTAGAAGACATTGCTTGTCTTAGAGAGATAGCTCCATCTGATACTGAAACCATTTGCTTAGCTATTGCTGTTAGAGAAACCCCTCCGCTGGCACTTAATTGTTCCAGACCTTTAATCATATTACTAGTATCTGCAGCTTTTGATAGTGCCATAAAAGCAGCGGAGGCTGCAAATGCATTGGCTGCAAATGTTGCATACACGTGTACTAAACCACCCAGACCCTGTGCCTGCTTTGCAAAATCTCTAGAATCTGATCCAGTTTGTCCAGCTACGCTTCTTGACAGGCTAGACTCAGAAACAGTTCGTTGTGATATAGGGGCGGGTGCCTGAGCTGCTGCCATAGCAGAAGATCGTTTAACCGGCTTAACATAGACAGTACCTGCAGCTGCAGCTGCAGCTCTATCCTCTAACTCTTGTCTACCAACAAATCTTCCGCTACTACTTCTAGCTACATTGGCGCCCTCATAGGCCGGAGTAATTTTTATACGTGTTGCCGCCACCGCCGCATCTTCCAAGGTTTTTTTAATTCTTAGAGATATAGCTTCGGCTTCTGCCGCATCTAGCTGTAACTTAATATTAATTTGTTCGTTAGTAGTTGCCATGAATTCTCCAGATATGCCAACATTGCATAATTAGTCCAATTATATCACTTTAGCAATATTTTGTCAAGCAATAATTTTTTCTACTTAAAAAAAACCCCTATATATTTCTATATAGAGGTTTCTTATTTTTTAGATTTAGGTTTAGAATCGGATATAGACTTTGATCTGTGCCTATCAATTATGCCTATTAATTCAAATAGTGTTTTATAGTCTTCGACCGGTACCTCAAGTATTTTAAATATATCTAAAATTCCAGCATAGTGTTTACCTAAGTAAATCCCATTCATTGTATCCCAATCATCCCTTAATTTAGTGTATATATTAAGTGCTTCTTGCACATCTAAACTAAGGTCTGAGTAGTCTACAGGAATCTCTGATTCAACTGGTTCACTTCCCAGTGCTTCACATATTTCAAAATAACTGTCTTTTGTTACACCCAGAGCGCTATTCTGAAAATAGCTTTCTAGTTGCTTGTTTATTTCGACGTACTGGTCTTCGTGAAATTTGCAAGTTCACTTACTGTTTCTGATATAAATGCATCAAAATTAGTAGAACTTTGCATTAAAAATAAAGCATTATCTTGATCCCAGGGTAGTTCATCATCTGGACTATGTTGGCTTAGATCTACTGGAGCTAATTGTTCTAAGTAACTTAACTTAAGTCCGGTCCAACCTTTAATACAAGCATTAACGTATAGCTGTAGAAATAATTTATCATCCATTTCTTCAGTTGCTTGACGATTTTTAAACGAGGTTTTTGTGGACTTTTTACGAATACTTACTAAAGTTTCTCTAGATAGAAATACCACGTTAATTTTGAATCCGTTTAGTCCTGGGTATTCAACTTCTATTGATTTACTGGGTACTAGTATTGATTTTAACGATAGTGGATTTACGACTGCCATGGATTATTATCCTTATTATAAATTAAAAAAGAGGTGTCGACGTTAGCCGACACCATGTAAACTATTAAGCAGCAGCAAAGTACTTAATGTTAATTTCTGAGGGGCTCTCAATATCATATGCTGCAGTAGCCTGCGCGGCATTTGAGTGACCTTGACCAGTAAAGGTAATGTTTGTAGACATAACAGCTTGTGCATCAATTGTTGGTATTTGCACCATTGCTGCAGGTATTTCAATATCTACCTTTGTTCCATTACTTGTTCCACCCACACTAACCAAAACCTTAAATTCTGGATCAGTATCTGTGCTACTACCAGCAAGCATTGTTCTTAGTAAATCGGCTGTACCTAGACTACCTGTACGTAAGTATGCGGTTAAACTGCCAGTAACTGCTCTTGTTCCTGTAAAATAACCAATAGGTTTATTTACAATACCTAAATTAGCAGGAGTTACAAAAGTTATGCCGTTAGCAATTGTAACAGACCCACCAGTAAGTGCCAGAATATACGATGCAGCACCACTACCAGCACCAAATATTGTTGAGTTTAGTGCTACAGTTGACAGTTTATTAGTAATAAACTGAGCAGTAGTATCTTTAGCTAAATATGCTCCATATACTGATGAATTAAGACCGCCGAAATTATTTCCAGTTCCGAACGTAACAGTGTCAGCATCCGCTAGAGATCTGAGTGCTGTGCCTTTTCCAGTCCAAGCTATCATGGCAATACCATCCAGTCCAAAGTCTAGTACTGCTTGATCCATAGCACAATTATCAATAAGATAAGTGGCATTATCAACAACCATGATCATACCAAATGCTTGTAGCTGATTTTTATTAGACAGAGCTGTATTGAGTGCGGCATAGGGTACTGCTGCACCAGAACTATTAGTTGGACCGGTACTATCCGCACTTGAGGGTACTGGATGCTCGTTCCATGCTGTTGATGACAATTTAGCGGTTGTCCAGTTGCCGGGTGTTAAAGATCCAGTAAATGCTTGGTCTTGCAAGTACTCTAAAACTAAGGTTGTGGCACTACAGCTAATAACTTTTACTGGGTTATTGGCTTTTGAAGCTCCTGTCCCAACTACTCCAGTTACGTTGTAAATACGTCCTACAGTTACAGTTGCTGCAACTGTACCAGCTACTAATACACTTACCCTATTACCACTTGTTCCTGCTACTGCTGCAGCAGCTGTTACAGTGGGGCTGCTTGCTGGTGTCATACTAACTGCGGTAGCTGTTACTAGTTGATCTGATAGAAGAGCATTCCACAAGACTCTTTCCTCACAACTAACAAGACCGCTAGCAAGTTTGGGTCTTACATATGTAGAGAATGAAAATTCTACATTACCAAGACTAGTATTGAAAGATCTCTGCCCTCTTACAGGGTTATTTCCAGCCTCTGACAAAGTAATTGTATCGGCGTTAGTTGCTTGTGAAAAAGTAAACCCATCCATTACCTGCAACTCAACTGTAGTAGCACTACTATGCGCATTACCACTCCCAGTCATTACTTCTTTAGTAGTGGGGTCAATTTTAGTAGTAAAAAATACTCTACTATTTCTAATTAGATTAAATGTTGACATTATCTATTCCTTTATTTATACGTGTTTTTAAGTATTTAGACTAGATATTTATCTGTATCAATACTAATTAACACTATTTAATTAGTTTTTTGTTAAAAAACTACGAACTACTTACATTACCTGGTATCTTACCTGTAAGTTTATTTCACCAACAGCGTAGGGTATTAACAAACCCTCATCTGTAGTAACTGAACTAATTATGATTTCTGTTGTCTCATAGTTAGCGCTTGTATTATATACTAGTTTAGTACTAGAATCTATTACTGATTCAATATCGTCTAGTAACTGCTCTAGTTGTTCCTGTGCGTCATCTCCACGACAATAGGCTTTTATGCTTATTCCTAACAAAGCCCACGCAAAACCTCCTGGTAAGTACTCTCGGAATTCTGTTCCAGGTGACATATATATGCTGGGAAAATCATTGACTTCATCCCAAAATTTTAGTTTGGCATAGCTGTTACCGGATAAATTAGTAGTATAACTGGAGCCATCTAAAACTTTGAATTTTTCTGCCAGAGCTTTTAAAATTGATGTTCTACGACTCATATAGATACTGCTCTCATTTGATTTATAGCTAAATTTTTTCCAATATCTCTAATTGATCTTGATATCAGCAATTTAGGGTCTCTTGATCTTGGGTACTGCTGTCTGCCACCCTCGGAAAATGTGGCGTAGGGATTTTTCATATAACTATAAAAAGCTGTAATCATACCAGATCTAGCTTGTGAAAGTTTTTCTACCTTTACAGTACTGGCAAATCTGCCTGTTCTATAATTTAATATGCTTCTTTGACTTCCATCACCCATATTAGCTGATATTACATCCTGTAATTGAGAGGATAGTAACATCTGTAAACTTGTTAAGTACTTAGCCGCTATGTTTGCACTAGGTTTACTATCTACTTTTTTCTTGGGTAACTCCATACCTGTTTGGCCAACACTAACTTTAGCAGTAGAGTTAACACTTATTTTACTAGAAACTTTTTTATGTGTTGCAAGTTTAACTCTGTTTTTGGCAAAATTACCTAAGATATCTAAGGTAACTTTTTCAACTATATCTTGGTTAAAACTATTGGACCCAGCCTGCCTTGCCATATTTGGATAAGATTTATATACAAGTTTTTTTATGCTTGAGTATAATCTTGACTCTGCTTTTGCAAACTGTTTATTTTTTTTAAAACTGTGTAGAGTTACAACTATAAAGCCCGCATTTTTTTTACTAAAGCTATCAGGTATTGTGTTATGAAAACTTATGTCTCCCTCTAAGTGTACTCTACTAAGTTCTGTTAAAGCCTTAGTAATGTCAAGCTTAACTCTACCACTTAGTCCAGGGATTTGTAGTAAACTCGTAAATTTTTGAGACAGCGGTGTTATTCTACTATCAGACTTTTTTTTATATGTATGACCTATATCTAAAGCAGAAAGTTTTTCATATTTAACTACATCATTTTCTAACGGGCCTACTTTTTGTTGGCCTGCAGTATTAAAAAATTTTCCGCTTAATCTTAGGCTTTCTTCGGTACTTCCTAGTGCAAGGTACTCCTCTAGGGTTCTTGCTCTGTATACTAGCCCAAAGTACTTATCGTCCTTAATATTTTCATTATTAGAAATTTTTCTAATAAATGTACGCACAGCACCATAGGAACCAGCTATCAAGTACTTTTTAGTACTATTCCACTGTCCACCATCCACATAAGTTATACCGCGGCCTATTGCAAAATCACTATCTTCGTAAGACCTAAAAGTTTTTACATTAGTATCGGCCGCTATTGCTTCAATGAATTTTTTATAGCTAGTTATAAAAGCTGCTGAATCATCATATAGTTGATTTATCTTTAATGCATTATAACTAATATCAACTATGTGGCTATAATTATTTAGGTTATCTCTTGTAGCTGTATTTAATATATTATCTGCAGCATCTGATATTTTGCTAGCAATTTCAGCAGCAGTTCTATTAAGGGCAGTTACCATAATTTAATTATAATTCATGGTATACTGATCTAGTATACGTTTAATGTGTGCTGGCAAATTTGTGTTTACCAGATACTCTATCTGTATACTGCCACTTGAAGGGGCCCTATTGGCATGTACTGCAGCATCATTTCTCAAGTAGTATTGAACTAAGTCTAAAACAGCTAATTTTAAATCGTCTGCTATTGATGTATATCCAGCACTATATATAAGTTTATAGCCATTAATAAAAACGGGAAAAGTACTATCTATACTTTGTATAGCTTGGTCATTTGCTTTATAGACCCAGTCAGTATAATTAACAAGAGCTGTATATGTTACCCCATAGTCTTCTGATAAACTTAATGAGCTTATAGATACTACTGGTGAATTTCTTGGATATATTAAACTGCTTCCACCGTCATATATATCAGTAAATAATCCTACATCGTCTAAGAACTCAGTTTTACATATTTTGCGTACTAAAGCACTAACTTTAGGTAATAAATTATCTATAAGGGCGTCCTGGCTACTACTAGATATGCCAGCATAAGCTTTAAATTCTGCTCGCGTTACTAGATTTGCCATTATTACTCCCTTTGTCTTTTATATATCCTGATTAACAAGATATATAAAAGACAGGACCGAAGTCCTGCCTCTATACTTAAATTAAGCTGTCCAACGTAAGGCTTTAACACCTACATTAGCAGTAATCTGAGTCATACCAACACGCATTGAAGCCACCATTACACGAGCTTGTTCAGCTGCGAGATCTTGAGTATCCACACGTAATCCACGCTGACTGCCGGCTAGGAAGTTAGGTAGATAAACTGCCATAGCAGCAATGTTTGTTAATGCAGTAATAGCACCAGTTGCTTTAGCGGCTAGTTCACCAGTGGTAATAACTGGTGATCCACCAATTTGACCAATTTGACCTGTTAGAACAGTAGCTTGTGGGCCTACTTTTTCCATTGTCATGAATACAGCATCTTCTAATAGATCATAGTAGGTATCATTGTTAACAATATATACTACATCTGCTGGGTCAAGGCCGTAACTACCTAATTGAGCACGTAAGCCACGTAGTTTAGCAATACTTACAGCACCATTTGCAACTGTTTGTAACAGAGCAGCATTAGTACCAGAAGTACCGGCGCGGCTAGATAAACCTTGAACGGGTACAGTACCATCACCAGCACCCGTTAGCATAGCTGAGTCAATTGCTTTAGCACAACGACGAACCATAGCATCACGAATCATAGGCATTAATACTAATAGGGAATCTTCTTCCTCTTCATAGCCCAGAAACTCTTTAGTAGCTACTTTGTAGGCATTAAGAGTAACTTCTCTTAACTGATGACGAACTGCTGTACCACCACCAGACGCTAGATCTAATGTAGTGTTACCACTAAAGGTGTTAACAGGACCTGAGCTAGTAGCCCAGTTTGCATAACCAGCTTCTGGATTAACAGGAATACTCAATACATTAGTCTTCATTGCAATCTGACGGAACAGTGGTGCAATAACTAATTTACGACGTAGTTCAAGTTCCATTGATAGAGATACTTCTAATTCCCAAGGTGTAGCACCAGGAACGTGTGCACCAGCTTTTTCAACCAACTCACGGCCATACTTAGTATCAGCAATAGACTTACCTAGTACTGAAGCTAACATAACTGCATGAGTTTTTTCAGTGATACTAACTGGATCGTTACCAGACTTATCTGAGAAAGTCATCTTAGATTTTTGCATAGCCGCAATTTCAGCAGCTTTATCAGCTAAGGCAGACTGTAGTCCATCTAGCGTCGATTTTGTAGAGGCTGCTTGATCAGCAAATCTCTTTTCAATATCAGCCATAATACGTTCAGCACCAGTATCAACAGTAGTAACTACTGGAGCAGCAGGAGCAGCAGGAGCAGGAGCAGCTGCAGCTACTGCAGATTTAACTCTGGCTTCAATACGAGCCTCAAGATCAGCGTCCTGAGTTTGCTTGACTAATTGAGCAGCAGCTTGTGCGGCTTGTGCCTCAGCTAAAGACTTAGTTGTTTGTTCAACTGCTTGTTTGGCTGCATCAGCAACCATTTGTTTAATTTCTTCTGGATTCATTTTCCATTCCTTTTGTATTGTGCTTTCTGCTTCCTTAGAGGATTCTAGCCCTTTAGCTGATTCGCTTTCGGGTGCAAATTGCGATTTAAAACTTATATAATCGTCAGCATCGTTAAATGCTTTAGATAAGCTAAATAGAGTGTTTTGATTACAAGGCACTGATACTACAGATATTTCTAGTAGTTCCAATTCTTTGATAACAAATAACTCAGTTGTTGCATTGTATTCAGCATCAATAACTCTGAAACCAATACTAAACGCTGTTAAGACTTCGTCTTTTATTAAATTATAAACTTCAGTAGCTGCTGAAATTCTTGCTTTAACATATAAACCTAGGGGAGTAACTTTATGCTCAACCATTCTTCCAATAGGATTAGAGTGGTCATGTTGAGCTAAAATTATAGGATTTTTTAAAAAGTTTTTTATTCCGGCTGTCCAAACAGAAGCAGGTACTACGTCTCCTGACCTATCCATATCGTTAGTACTTGCGTACCCTTCAATATATATAGAGGCGTTTTCAGTATCACCTGTTTCTAGTTCTTTTGTAAAAGTACTGTTGACATATAAAACTTTGTTTTTATCTTTATTCATAGTAGTTCCTATTAATCTGCTGGTGGTGCACCGCCTACAGACGGGTTAACTGCAGATCCAGCTATATTTGCTGGTATTCTTATGTCATCATTACCTGGTTTACTATCATATCTTAGCTCTGCTCTAGCTTCATTAACAGTTATAATACCTGAATTAACTAGTGTTGA